GATACTAAGTCATGAGGAGTACCATATGATTTACCTGTTTCAAGTGGATCATTTCCTTCTTCAGTGACCTGAGATAATCTAAATTTACGTTTAGCATCTTGTAAAATAAGATCTCTGTATTCATCAAATTGATCTTCACTAAAGTGGAAAATGTGGTGATAAATCCAATCAGAAGGTAATAATTGAGCATCCATAATATTTTTAGCTAACTCAACTTTTTCTTTCATTAACATAATGCGTTCTTGATCATAAATGATTGAAGGAGTAGTTAATGATAATTCAAAATTAGTTAAAGTTTCATTTCTATATCCTTGAACATATAAATGAACTAAAGCTATTTTATATAATTCAGATAATACTATACGTTGTAGTCTATCAATTGTACGAGCAAAACGAATATCTTCTGCTGCTAATGTGGCTTTACCTGTTAAATCTTTTTCATAACCCATAAATGCTTTAGGTACTTTAAGGGCTGCAAATAATTTATCTCTTAAATAAACTACATCTTCAATACCATTATATTCTAAGCCTTTAGTAGTTTCAATTTTAGTTGTTTGGTCATTACCTCTAACAGGAATATAAAAATCTTCTAACATGTTTTGCATGTTATATTTTAAGTTATATTCACCTGTTTGATGATCAATATATGGTGTTTTTTTCATTGTAGCTATTGTCTTTTTCATGAAGTTTTCTACTTCATTAGGAGGAATAGCTCCAACATTTATATAAAACACTCGTTTTTCTGGGGCGCGTGAGATCCTATGAATTAACATAGCATCTTCCATTAATGTGTATTGTTTAAATAATTTACGAGCTGGTTCAATATATGAACGGCCATAAGGAAGATAATTAACATCAGTTAATAATCTAAAATGAGCCATTTCATAATTATCAAAAAATAAACCTGGAGCATTATCTACATAAGAACTAGGTAAACTAAATTGACCATATCCTCCACCAACATATCCTTCTGGATTATATTTAAATCTTACTGAGGTTGGAGATTCTTTATTATATCCTTCTTGTCTTTCAATATGGTAAGCAGTGTAAGGTATAACATTATAAACACCAAATTTTTCAGCTATTTCTAGTTTTAAGAAGAAATCACCATATTTACACATTTGGCGAACCCAAGACCAAAGATTAAATTCAATATTTAAAACATCATAAAATAAATTATATAAAATCTTTTGAATATCCTCATCAGAACTTCTAATTTGAAGCACCTCACCCATCTCGTTTTTTAAAGTACATTCATCAGATACAATATCTAAAGCAGATGCTATAATAGCATCAGTGTCCATCACATCATAATCTGAGTATAGTTGGGCTCTTAAATATTGATAGTTAACATTTAATTGTTGACCATAGAGTGAGGTAGCATTTGAGGAATAAACTCTATTATATCTATCAATTAATGAGTTAGTTTCATATCGACCACTTCTTTGAATAGAATCAACATCCATAACTCGGAGTTGATTACCTCCTTCATTACGAATGACAACATCTGTTGAAAATAATCTTTTTAGTCTTGTAAATACGCTAATATCAGCCATGTTTATTTTTAGTTAATTAACCAACTAATATCTTCATCACCGTGAGAAGTAGGCATAGAATAAGGGTTATCTCTGCCTGAAGCGAAATAAGCTCCTTGATATTGGGAAGGTCTTGATATATTATTTATTGTAGCTCTAGTTAATTCTAATCCTTGAGCTTTATTTTTTAAAGCTGTGTCTCTAAGATACATAGCTGTACTATATGATATAACTAAGTCATCATTATAGCCACTTTGAGCTTCAGCTCTACCATTTTTCCATATAAAAACTTTCATTTCTTCAACTAATCTTTTTGATCTAATTATGACACTGTGATCTCCAAAATATTCTCTACCTTTGTTTATTACTAAAGGACGAGATTTAAGAGACATAGTAAAACCAGGTGTCATTTTAGATAAATCTTCATATTTGTTAAAATACGAATCAGAAGTTGGAGAATCACTCTTTGGTGAATAATAGAGATTTCTATAACCTCTTTCTATTATAGAATCTATAGCTGACCATCCTATATTAGCGTTTTCAACTACTAATAATGCTTCATTATACTCAGTAGCTATACCTACTAACATATAACCAAATTCTTTAGGAGGTAATTGACTTTTAAATTCAGCAACTTGAGCATTTGTTTCTAAATCAAAGATATGAAAAGCAGAAAAATCTTTACCATCTCCTCTAGCCACATCAGCTACTACTAAATAATTTCTACTATAATCAGGTGATTCCCAAATCCATAAATTTTTATCTACTCCTCTACGTTCCATAGGTTCACATACATGAGTAGTCATCATATATTCTATATGCTCTGGATAATAAACTACATCACCAGATGTTGTAAAATCACAATCACATTCTTGAGATGCTAGTCTAGGATCACCTAATAATTCATCTTGGCGTTTTCTCCAAACATCATCTCGTTCTGGGTGGACATACCATGGCAGTTTAATAGGTAGGAAATCATTTTCTTGTGATTCTGCTTTAACCCAAGTTTGATGGAACCAGTTTCCTGTACCGTAAGGTGTAGATAGTACAATAGCTCCACCACCAGTAGCTAAGGTTTGTTGAGCAGAAGCCCAAATCTCACCTATATTTTCAATAAAAGCAGCCTCATCCACTATAAGTAAAGATACTGCTTCTGATCGCCCAGCGTCACCAGCTGCTGACACTGCTTTTATTTGAGAACCATTATTTAGTTTTAAACTTAATTTATTGTTTTCATCAGCTGATATTTTTAACCATGATGGTAAATTATCATACATAAAACGTACTTTAGTTACCATATTTTTAGCTGTTTCTTGTTTAGTAGCTAAACATAGTACGTTTTTATCTTTATGAAATAACATTAACCATAAAGAATAACTAGCAGCTAAAGTAGAAATACCTAATTGTCTAGATTTTAAAACAATAGAATAAGGATTTTCTTTCCAAAGATTTAATACTTTACCTTGAAATGGGTAAAGATTAAATATTACTCTACCTCTTTGAGGATGTTGTATATAGCAATATTTGCGCATAAAGTGGTCTGGTGCCTGGGCGCATTTGATGTATTCTTCTTTTATTATTTGTTTTAAGTCTTGTGACATATTATTTATTTAGTTCGTCACTAATAAAATCTATTAAACTAAGACCTTTTTTAAGAAATAATTTCTTTAAATCAGCTTTAGTTTTATAACTATCAATTGCTGCTTTAGCTTTAGATTTTTCATCTGAGGATGATTTTTTGTCTCTTAAAACTTTAGCTTTATTAATTATAGCTTGTCTGAATCTGGTATAAACATCTTCTTCTTCAGGAGATAAATCGGCATAAGTTTTACCAACTGTTTTTTCAACTTCTTTATCTACCTCTGGTTTTTCTTCAGGGGCTTTTTCTTCATCATCTTTATAATAAGTATCTACTGGTTCTTCAGTTGGTTCCTCAGCTGGTTCTTCTTTACTTGGTTTTTCAGGTTTAGGAGCAGCTTCTAATTTACCACCTCCTAAAACACCAATAACTTTAAACTTATTTAAAGGACCATTTAAAATAGAATCATTTTTTAAACCTAATTTAACACCTAATTCTTTTTGAGTTAATCCATTTTCACCAGCTTCTTCTATAGCTTTTAATATTTCAGCATATAGTCCAGTGTTATATAAATCTTTAGCTTCAGAAAATTTAGAAGTGTCACCTACTCTATAGCCCCCAGCTTTACGAGCCATTTCATCTATATCAGCTTCAACTACACTAACATCAATGCCTTGAGTAGTATATTTTTTAATATCTGAAGCTGAGGTTCCTTTTTTAACAACTACAGAACCAGATGTTTTATCAACATCCATTTCTGTTAGTTCATTTACAATTTCTTCACGAATATAGTTATATAGTTCTTTACGTTTCATTAGTAGGTTTTAATTATAAATATTACAGATTTAAATAAGATTTTATCTGTTTTATTCTATCCTCAGTAGAACCACTAATTATTCCGAAATTTTTTATTTTATCTAAATAAGAAGAACATAAATATTTAATTGTACCATCTATTAAAGTTCTATATTCAATATTAGTAGTACGAACATTATTATCTTCAATAGGAACTCCAGATGGACTTACATAAAATATCCAATCATATTCTTCTATAAATTGAGAAGCATAATCTTCAAAATTAATTTTTTCACCTAGCTCTACAGATTTAGCACAATTTGTAAAAGCTATAACATCTATAATTGTTCTATCAGTTATAATATTTTCATGTATAAGTTCAGAACAACGCTCAGCTAAAAATATAGTTTGACCTTTTAATGTACTATCTGTATTTAATGGAA